TTGAGACTGTTAAGTTCTCAGGACAAGGTGCGCCAAAGATATCACAACCCGAACTTGGGCAGATAGAATATGAGTTTGATCCAAGATCTATTCTAGGAAAAACAATACAAGAGATCATGAATGATCCTAGTATTGATAGACATCAGCAAGAAAAGATAATGTCTACATTCCCAGAGTTGTATAAGAAGATGATGGTTAAGAATGCATCGCCCGAGATGTGGCAGTTCAATGCACTCAGACAGTTTAGTTATTTCAGTTTGATGATTGAGCCAACATCTACACTATCTCAGTTGTATGACTTGGCATTCACAATGTACAATAACTTCTTTGAATCACCAGCTGCTCTAGCCGCTGGATTCACAGGCACTACACAGTTTAAGATAGAAGACTTTATTGATACCAGAAGAATCCAAGAGGAGTTCAGAACAGATACTGACCATATGGCAAATGTCATAAGGACAGGGCTGAAGTGGACTGGTTTCACTAAGTTGGATACAATAATGAAAGAGACTACCATGGATGCGAACTATCGCAGATACTCAAAGGTAGCTAAGGATTTAAACTACGATGGTACAATTAAGAAAGGCTTAACAAAGAGAAGACAAGCTGAGGCTGAGTTACTATTATCTGAACTCAACACTTATATTGGTCCACGGGTTGGTAAAGAAGGTGAAGTAGCAGAGATGATACAAGCACTGAAAATTCCTCATGAAAAGAGAAGCCCAAGAGAGAAGTCATTGATTGGATCTACACTTGTTAGAAAACTATTTGAGAATCAACCTATCACTGAGCTTCGTATGCCAGTAGAGGTTATGAACAATCCAAATCTTAGAGGTGTGTATACACTGAAATCATTTATGATTGTTCAGCTAAATACTTTCAATCAAGAAACTTACCAAAAAATCCTAAATCCAGCTACAAGAGTAGAAGGATTTAAGAATTTAGCCAAGCTACTTACATTCTTCGCACTGATTGGTATACCTACTGATGTCATCAAGGATCTTATCTCAGGCAGAACTGGTTACATGAGTGATCATGTATTCAATAGTATTATCCGTGTGGGTGGTATAAATAAATACCATCTATACCAAATGAGAAGAGAGGGTATAGGTAGGGCTTTATTAGACTTTACACTACCTGTTCCATTGATGCGAGTCATTGATGTTACACAACAAATGGGTGAAGTAACACTTGGTACATTCTATGAAATGGAAGAGAAGAGTTTTGCTGATGCATTTGGTTACAAGCTACACTCTTCTAGAGTTCTTCAGAACATTCCTGGGTTTGGATTACTAGCATACAGATTCCCAGAGGCTAGAGAGAAAGAGCGCCAAAAGATGAAGCGCAGAGAAGAGCAAGCGAGGAAAGGTGATCCATTTAGATATGGATTAGAGACTGCATCGCCTAAACCAATAGGCATCACATTGGCAGCCTTTGAATCAATCGCACCATTTGGTAGATAAAAAAACCCACTAGGCAAACATAAAAACCTAGTGGGCAAAAGGAATCAACTACGGACTAATATGACCTCCGCTGTGATCATTACTGTATCACATTACCTTTTTTACATTATACCTTATTGTGCAACCTTCCCCTCTAGTTCGAGGAGCAAATTTTTAAAATGCCTTTTGTTCTCTTGGAGTTCTTTTCTTCGCTCTTCAAGAATAGCAATCCGATGAGAGAGAGTTCTAGACTCTTCTCGAATCATATCGATTCGTGTATTCAGTCTTTCAACTGTATTGGTTTTGAGTTGTTCTTTGTCTGTCATAAAGGCACTGATATATATTTAACACCATCATGCCACTGCTTGATCTCTTGACCCACAATGGAGTTGGCTATATCTTTCATAGTTCTGAAGATAGGTTTAGTATCTTTGAAGCAAAAGACAACATAAAAGCTACATTGATCTGCAAATAATTTCTCAAAGTTACAGTACTCAACATAGTCATGTAGCTTGAGATTATTGCTACCTTTAACCTGACACCATATCAGATCGTTACCATCTTCTATTAGATAGTCTGGCAATGCTCTGATGGTGGGGTGAACTTTCCAAAAGTTCGACACTGGGTTGAGGTGTGAATCAAAGCCAACTCGATGATACTTCATCTCTTTGTCTTCAAGGTATTGTTCAAACAAGATCTCTCCAGAATCTGGACAGTCTTGGCGATCTTTATAATTATAATTTCCGTTAGTCATGATTAAAAGAATAAGCCATATGTGGCATAGAATTTAAAATGTCCACGAACACCTCTCTCGCCTTCTCTATTTTTAGCTACAAGATAGTTCACATGAATGTATGGTCCATATGAATCAGTAGCTTTGGCGGCTTCAGTGTCGTTGTCTTTGCAGTTCATTATCAATACAGTGTCAGCATCGTTCTCAATTGATCCACTGTCTTTGAGGTGATACAGATCTGGAAACTCAGATCTAGCACCCTCTCTATTCAGTTGTGACAATAGTACAATGCATACATTGTTTTCTAATGCGATCTGTTTGATCTTCTGCGATATCATTGCAATACCATCTGATTTGCCCATGCGACCTGCATTAAATGGTATGAGTTGTAGGTAGTCTATAACTACTAGCTTTGTGTCCTTTTCTTTGACGAATCTTTTTACATCAGCAGAGATTTGTGCCACTGATCTGACAGTGTGTATCGTATCAATTGGCATATTTGTAAGTTTCTCTATAGCTTCATGTATCTTAGCCACCTTTTCTTGGCTCGCTACTGCCTCTTCTACTTGTCTGAAGTTCGTCCAAGACAAAGCACTCACCATTCGCTTTGAAAGCTGTTTTTGGGGCATTTCTAAGCTAAATATGAGCGAGTGTTTATTGTCCCTTGCTGAGGACTTCATGGCTATGTTGAGAGCAAGTGCTGATTTACCAACAGAAGTTGGAGCCGCTATAGTAAAGACAGTGCCTAGCTCTAGCTTGATCTTTTCATCAAGGTGTTTCAAGTGTGTCTTTACATACTCTGGCTTGTATTCACCACTCATCATATCAGAGACTTCTTTCTTTATAATTTCTAATGAGTTAGAAATGTGGGTTGTCTCTTCCGGGATGGGGCGATGGCGCTCAAGCTCTTTCTCTATTTCCTCTTCAATAAGATCTGGCTCACTATCTTTGCTTATCAGTTCCAAGCCTTGCTTGAACTGTTGGCGCATAGCTCTAAGCCTTGCTTTCTTTTTGAGGATTTTAACATAGCTCTTAAGCGATAATGTTGTGGATACAACAGAGCTTAAGTTCATTGGCACAAGCATGATGTCTTCATGCTCTCCTTGTAGCGCTTCTGTAAGTGTAACTACATCAATGGTTGAGTTAGCCTCAGCTAAGTCAGCCATAGTATCCCAAATTATTTTGTGATCATCGTAGTAGAAATCTTCTGCCGAAACATCCTTAGATATTTGGTGGAAAGAATCATTAGAATCATCTATTATACAACAACAAAGCACTGCCTCTTCGGCATCTTTACTGAGTGGTATCTCCATCTATTGTCGCTACCTTTGATTGTAATGCTGATAAGATTTGTCCCAATGCTTTAATAAGAACCCTATTGGATTCAGGTTGGCTTCTTAGTGATAATTCTTTTTGGGTATTCACTGCTACCTCGATTGCTTCTTTAATTTCTGTCATTTTAGTTCCTTTCATATGAAGATAAAAAAGCTAGACTCGCTCATGAATGCGAGCCTAGCATGGTTGTTGTAGATAATGGTTAAATACTACTCTTCTATATGCTTGTCTCTCTCAAGCATACCAAGAGCTAAAAGAGAATAACCCATCAAATCAAGGAATATATCCTCAACTTGATCATTACCCTCTGTAACTTTCAGTTTACCATCCTTAGCAAATGTCATGGCTCGCTGAAACTTGTCTTGCATCCTAATGCACAGACCCGTAAGGGGTTGCACACCGAAGTCTAATGATCTGTCAAAATTGGCAAAGGGGTTTGTTGCACTCTCGCCAGTAGTGTAGTCATTATTCTTCTGTGCAGTGACATCTAAAAGTCTCTGCACTACTTGTTGACGAAACTCATCGTACCATTCCTTATCGTAATAAGCTAGGTCGGTTTCGT